TCCTTAGGATATCTTAGTCCGGTGGAATACAGGCAGAAGCTTGGATTATCTGCATGATTGTAGTCCAAGAAAATGTCCGCACTCCCTAATATCACCTCATCAATACTTAATCTGCGGAATAAGACGGATTGCCGGCGGCTGCACCGTTGCGCTTGCACCGTAAATCGGATTAGACCACGACGCATCAAAATTAGCATAATGCTGGGACGCACCGGACCCGTTTGCATCCACGTGCTGGTCTACACCTGCGTACTTAAAAGCTCCGGACCAGCTTTCGCCACGACCGCCAGACGCTACGCCTGTAATATTTGGCAGTCCTGCAGCTATCACCGCGGCGCTGTCACCACCTTGTAATACCCTGCCTCGGTAATCCGGCAGTACAAAGGTTGTACTACCGTCACCGACGCCAAATTTCCAGGGCTCCGTTGCCGGGGTGTCAGTCCAAAGATTGTATTTATCCACAAAAGCAATCAAGCGTGGATAATCTGCCCTGTTTACTGTTGCCCCATTTGCTTTGATGTACCCGTCTTTTAAAAATGGCCTTAGCACCACATCGCCGACACAATTTCCGTCCCGCACATCGTCCACTATAAATTTAGCTGTTCCGTCTTGTATTATCATTTATATCATCCTTTCCTAATAGCGTATCACCGCCATTTCAGCTATCGCCGGTGGCTGCACCGTTGTCGATGCACCGTAAATCGCAGAGCTGCGAGATGCATTAAGACGTATTCCGGTGCGGCCGCCGGCGATAGCGCCGTCGGTCCTTATGCCCTGCGGCACGTCGAAGTATCCTGCACCGTCGGAGGAACAACTGTTGAATTCTGTCATAATATTCCAATATGCCGTAATATTTGGCAGCCCCGCTGCAATAACCGCACCCACACCCTCGGCATTACTTACCAGCTCTTTAAATTTTCCTCCGTAATCCGGTAGTGCAAAAGTTGTACTGCCGTCGCCTTTACCGAAAAGTCCTGCGAAAGTTGCCGGAGTATCAGTCCACAGATTATACTTGTCAGCCAACGCTACAAGCCGCGGATAGTCAGCTCTTGCCACCGTCGCACCATTTGCCTTGATGTACCCTGGCGGCAGATACAACCGCCCAGTTACTGCTCCTACGGGCGTACAGTCTCGTATATCGTCAATTATCCACAGTACGCTACCATCATATAAGAGTACCCCCCCCCGTGGACACCGTGCTAAAATCTGGCTCAATACTATCAGTTGTGCCAGCGGTCACACATTCAAGCCGTGCCCAGCTCGGCAATGAAGAAGCGTATGCTATGTCGCCTACCGCATAAGATTTACTGCGCTGGAGTATGTTGAGCGCGAACAAATCTGCATTATCGTTGATTACTTTTTTAATCGCGTCATGCGTCCTCACAGGGCTCATATGCGCAGCATCATCCGTTCCTGCTTCGGCCTGTGCTTTGGTGGCGAAGGCTGGCAAATCCGTTAAATTCTTATAACTAACTTTTTTGCCGCCGCTTGCCCCGTCATGGTTATGATTCATCAAACTAATAATATTAGGTGCTTCATTGATGATATTGCTCTGCTGGATAGCGGTAGTGTTGGCTGGTACATTAATCTTTGCCAAGGCAACCCACCCATCAGGGACATTCACCGCAACTGGAGAAGCCGCAGGAATACCTTCTAGTACCTGCATAGTTACCGTGCCTGACACTCTGGTTTTTACGGTCTGCTGCGCGATATTGCGGCTAACTACATCAATCATCACATTTCTTGTTTCTGGCAAATCCTCAATCTCTTGATATTGAGCTACAACTCTATCAATACGCGGATATGTAGGACTAGCTGCAGCAATCATCAACGCCTCGCTGTCTGCATCGATGCCGCCCTGTTTACCGCCTTGATATAAGCGGCCAAGTTTTACATAAACGCTCATATCTGGCACAGCCTGAGCTGTCACCTCAAGCCCTACAACACCATCGCTTGCAGTTATAAAATCCTTAACCATATTCTGAAAACCTGCGTTTAGATAAACGCCGCTTCTATCAAGGTCGTCAGAAAGAATTTCCATAAAATCATTCCATTTTACTCTGTCCATTATTTCCTCCTAGTCTACAAATTGTACAAAGACCTGCGTGCCAGCAGGAATTATTCTGCGTACAGCCGTCATAAATTCATCTCTTGTCATGCTTATGCTGCGCGTTCCTGGGAGTATAAACGCATCTGCATCAGTATAATCAGCATTCAGAAAATATACGCCTAAGCTTGCTCGTACACCCTCTGTCAATCTAAGCCTTACATAGCCCGTGAAAGAGGTATCCTTACTGCTGCCAAACCTGACACAATACTTGCCTGTGCCGTCATCGGCGGCAGATAAGTCGCCCATACCTGAAGAAACCGCAAAAGTACCTGCCCCAAAATATGCCGTATCTCTGATAGGCTCAAAAATCTCTATTGGCGCAAATCCTGTCACATCCTTGATTAAAGCTATGAGTGCGGGGCGGGTAGCGTACTCGCGAAACATTTCAAGTAAAATCCTCGCTCTAAAGCTTTCGTCATTTTCTTTGTACTTGCGCTTCAGCTTAACTAAATCGTAACCCCATTTGTCCAGATAATCTCCAGTCGCACTTTTAAGATAAATTTGTTTTTTTAGAGCGTCAATATCGGCTATTGCATCATCACAGGAAGCTGTAACGACCTTAGTGTATAACCATAAAGCACCGCCCTTTTCTTTGGCCATATCCCCCAGCCATTCAAGATATTGCAACATTCTTTTCATGATATATCTACCACATCAGCTTTCAATATAGCGTTTTCGGAAATTTCTACATCTGCAAGAGGCATTCTTAGCTTTACATTCTCAACACCGGCAGTGTTCATGGTGGTCTGCACCAGTCCGGAAACATACAGAGGCTCGCCCATCTCTAAGCTGTTAATGTAGTCTGTCACAGCTAATTCAACCGCTTTCTTGACCAAAATTTCGTCATTATCTGCCAGCACAAACACACTCATGGCTACATTTACACCAACGCACTGCACTTTTTCTACGACAAAATTAATCGTAAAGCCCCTGTACTCGTCAATCTTACGGCGCACCTCTGACAAAAGAGAATCCGATGTGCCGCTGTCTAGGTAAACGGTGAACCAGCCTTTTTCAGGATAGTTCGGCCGTAAAGTAACCCCGCTTACGCCATTGATGGTCTGTATAGCGTATTTAATAGCGTCCTCTGTTGCCCTGCCGAGACTCTGCAGATATGGCTTAACTCTTGCTCTAAAATCCGCATCTGATTCATCATCGCTACCACCGTTCATAGTAACGACCTTAGCCCACTCCACACCACTCACAGCGATACCGACCTGTGACAATATATCATTTGCTTCCAGGTTGCCTGCGCTGCCTTTTTCCACAGCTTCAGCTCTTACCTCTACTGTGCTAAAATTGACCGGAATTTTGCCCTCTTCTAGTGCCACAAACTGCGTTCCTTTGGCGTTTTCAAACACCGTGCCTGCAGGAATACTGATACCTATAGGGCTAGGTGTGTCCCTACCTATAGTCAATGTTCCAAAGGCCTTATTGCCTAAGATACGGCTCATGCCTAAATCGCCAAGCCTTTTATCTAACCATTCGCCTGTTGATGTAGATATAAAGAACATCATCACAAACTTGGAAAGATAATAATACAGCTCTTCTATGGCACTTGCTGCAGCTTCTGCCATTGTACGGACTACTGACCCAATATTAAAATCAGTCAGTTCACTGCCCTGCAGTCGGTCAAACATTGCCTTTAAAATATCCGAAAACTGTTTAACCATTCGCTCCTCCTTCATAGTTGTACACAAGGTTTTCAACCCCCGGCGAGCCTTTTATACGGTACTTGATTGTAAATTGTATGATACGCTCAGCCGCCATGGCCAGAGGCGTTATTTCAACCAGATCAGTCCTTGGCTCCTGATTAAAGCATTCAGCTATATCAGCCAACGCCAAAGCAATAAACTCATCGCTCATCGGCTCAGACAGTCGTTCATAAATACCGTTCCCATACTCAGGGTGGCGTATCAGTGTGCCTTTAGGACAGTACAAACGCATTATTAATGCTTGGCGCACATTTTCCGCATCATTTATTGCCTGCATATCACCACCCGATACTGACAGGACTCCGGCGCCGCCTGCATTCAAGGTAGTTACAGCGATGTCCACACCCAATTTAGTATTCATAGCTACCCTCCCACAATAACATTACCACTGCCCTCTGCCATGCTGTCGCCGCAGGATATGGCGTCACCTATTCTGCACTTGGCCCGACCATTCACACACACGCTGCTGCTGCCACTAGAGCTGGCACCGCTGTGGGGCACATGAATATCACACGCCCCATGCACAATCCATGCATCGCCAACCCTCACTACCGGCCGACCGTTCACAAACACATTTGAGCTCCCCTCTGCGCACGGAGTTGCCGGGTAACAGTGCGGATGTCCCGTGCTCATGTCTCCTTTTCTAACTGCTCCTGACATTTTATCACCTCAGTTTTCATAAATAGTTGCGCCTTGCAATATAAGATTGCCATCTGCCTTTATAGTCATATTACCCCTGGCCCGCAGCTCAACATCACCACCATTACGAAACACAAAGAAGCTTCCGCTTTCATGCTGTAATCTTAGATCAGAACTTTCTGGTGGTGTGTCGCTGCCTTCGGAATAGCTGAACCCGGTTATAATACCATCATTCAAATCACCGTTTAAAAAACACACCACAACCTCCTGCCCAATGTGCGGAAGTGATACCAGTCCCCAGCCTTGGCCAACATAGAAAGAACTTACTCGTATGAAATCAGTTTCCTCATCCAGCAATGGTATGTAGACCTTGGCTCTATAATTGGAGCTGTTTATTGCTGTAACGATACCGACCTGTGCAAAATGCTTTTTATCATCCATTTGTATTATCACCGCTTTCATAAAGGTGCTCTCTGTACTGTGCGGCCGCGTCAGGCTCTTGATTTGTACCTTGAAGCGTTACTGTATAGCCGCTCATGGAAAAGCTGTGTTTTACTTCCGTAAGATAATACCCACCGTCAAATCTGCCACAGCCCTCAATGTTGATTAGACTGTCTGCGCCAATATCTGCAATGCCTTCGGTGCGTAATTCGGAGAATGTAACCACAGAATTACTAAGCTTGCCAAGCATTGCGTCAGCAGTCTTTTGTGCCAGCTCCTGTGTTAGCGCCTTGGCATCGTAAATTATTCTTTCCTTGGCGCCATATTTTTCGATTAAATCCTTTTTTTCTGCAATGGCTTGAATGAGCTGCTTTTTCTTGCCCAAAAAATGGCGCACAGTAACCTTGTTGATTATGCCAAGCATACTATCGTCAAAGGTTATTCCAATTATGTTACTGGATTCTTTTTTGCTGTAATATAAGGTGTTAGCAGCCTTTTCATTGCCATTTTCGTCCTTCTCTGGCTCTTTACGCGGCCCGAAGTACAATTCTCTGTCCTTCGTTACATAGCAGGTAAAGCCTTCCCTATCTGCCAGCGTTTGAAGGATTTGCCACTCCTTTTTATCCTTGTACATATCCTTTTCCACGATAACCGTTGTAGCAGTTACAATAGGCTTCAACTCATGCCTTGTGGCAAGTATCTCAGCTATCTGAGAAGCTGTACGTTCTGCGAATTGCAGATTAAACTCGTTATCTAAAAACAAGCCTGCAAAATCTCTGCCAACCAGGACAACTGTATTTTTATTGCTGAAGGCTGGACGCACACCGTCAACAATACCAGTAAAAATATGCGTCAGCTCATTTCTAGACCATTTATATTGGTCTTTCACATAACCAATATAAATTTTTATTTCCATTGCCTTACGCAGATAATCACTTAAAAGCTGGTCATTTTTCAGGGTAATTTCAAAGCTGTCAGCGCCGCTAAACATGGTATCAGTGACATTCAAGCTAAGTACATCCTGCCAGGATACAGACTGACTTTCATCACTGCCCTTTGCGGTTAGTTCTATCCAACATCTAGGGTACTTCATAACTTAGGAATCTCTCCTCTCACTGTGTTCACGACTGCTTTTAAGCTTTCCATTTCCTCTGCATCTGCTGGTGTCAAAAGCGTTTTCACGCCGTCTGGCACAATCGCGCTATCAAGGTTGTTGAGGGCTGCCACATACTGCCAGTCATCCACATTGCCTGATACATCACCAGCCACACTGCGCAGGTCTATACCCTGCACAAAAGGCTGAGATATTGTGGATATGGCTGCTAAGCCTCCAGCAAGCCCTCCTGAAGCAGTTCTGGCTATAGCGTTACGGTTCTTTGTGAGATTACTCACCTTGTACTGCGCAGAAGTAGTTATTTCATCTACCCTTATGAGCGTCATTTCATAGCGTACAATATCATCCCGATACCACTCAAACTTAAACTTTTCGATAATAACCTTAGTGGTAACAGGTCCTGCTATAAGCAGAACCTGTTCGCCTTTATCCTTTATCTTTTCCAGCTTCAAGGCTTTATCCAGCGCACTAGCACCGTCTATCAAGCCGTTAAAAGTACAGGTGCGCTCTCCCTGCCCCATGTCCTGATATATCGACTTATATCCTGGCACTTCAAATTTCGCAACACTTCGGGATGTATCAAAGCTTATTTTCTTTTCAGGCGGCCTAAGATTGAGACCGCCTATGCTCATAATAGCCATAATTTACCCCCTTGAAATTGCATATTTAGCAGGCAGCGCACCACCAACATACTCAGACGCTGCGGATGCAGAGGAAACCGTAACATTGTTGGTCTGATTAACTGTGCTGTTATTGCCTCCGCCATTGCCGCCAGGCAAAATGCTAAAGTTTGCACCAGCAACCTTGCCCAAGGCGCCAGCACCCTTCTCCATAATCCATTTAAGCGCATTAACTACTGGCTGAATTGCTGACCATATTGATTCGAGTATAGGTATAATGATACCGCTCGCAGTCTGGAAGTTTCGCCACATCATGGTAACACCAGCACAAACAAGCTTTATCGCTACCACTAGCAGATCCTTTATTACTCCAGCAATTTGAGTGATGGTTGGCCACGCAGCTTCAAAAATCTGCCAGAATATCCCGATTATGGTTATGCCCGTAGCTATAAGCGGTTCAAGGCCTGCTACAAGCTCCATAAAGCCCTGTCCTATAATAGGCAAATTTATTATCGCCCATAAGCTTATTCTGTCAAAAATTGGCTGAAGCTGTGCCGCGGCATTTTTGAGAAAGTCTATCGGCCCACCTGCTTGAGTAAAGCCTGATGTTAAGCTGTTGACTACTCCAGCTATGCTTGTGCCCCAGCTGGCAAAGACGGGACCGATGCTTTTAGCAATTGGCACAAGCGCCTGCAGTGTCGGTACTAGCGCCTGCAAAATTGCAAGACCTGCATCCTGTACACCGCTTTCTAAAGAGCCTGTGATAGTGGACATCAAGCCTTTGCCACTTCCTGCCAGCTTAGCAGCACCACCAGCATAAACACCCTTCAGAGTTCTGCCTTTAGCGTCCTTCATGGCCATCATATCACCGCCTGCAGCTTTGAAATCATCAGCACTTATCTTGAAACCGAACTCTTTCAGTCGCTCCATTTCACCTACATTAGCATCCGCCAATGCCTCCATAGCGTCTGATATAGTTTTGCCCGGATTGAGCGCTGCCATATCCTCGGCCAGCTTTACCATGTCCATAGCCTTGTTCTTATCGCCGTCTGCTAGCTGTATGGCACGAGTACCAGCAGAAACTACCTCGGTAGAACTAAATGGTGTATCCTCGGCATTTTTGCGCAAATCCTTCAGATATTGCTGACTGGTTTTGTCCACCTCTGCTTCACTCATATTAGAATTTGACACACCAATAAAATGCTTCATACTGATCTGCTGCTGTTCTAAGTCACTGCCAAGGCTTAGCATTGTGCCAAGCCCCCGCAGAACTGAACCAGCGGCCGCCAGGGCTATAAATGAAGCAGCTAGTGACTTTATGCCCTTCACAGCCCCCAAAGCATTAGAGCTTACATTTTTAAGTTCACCCGCAACTTTTTGCGCTGTGCCTGTCTGAATATTAACAGGGATTTTCTGCTTCACAGTGCGCACCAAATCTTGAAGCTGTCTTTTTACTGCTCCGATAGTGCCCGTAGCTTTTACGCTAACAGACATGTTTTTTAGCTTTTTGCCGGCTGATTCAACAGATTTCATTTCCTTGATAGCCTGCTTTACACCGGACATCATCTGATTAACACATCGGATTGTTACCTGTACAGTCTTGCTGTCCATGCTTTACCCCCCTTCATCAATCTGTGCTTTCTCCTCATCCAAAAGCCATTTTAATGCTTCGTATAGAGTTTCCTGCTCCAGTTCGTCAAGTTCTATCCATTCTTTATAGGTTACAGCTTTACCGTATCTGCTTAATTGGATAAACTTTGTAAGCTGGAGTTCTCCAGCAAAAAACGCGCTTTCTCCTTCAATTCCTCTGTTCTCTCTTCGGTAACAGCAAACATTTCAGTATAAAGCGTATAATATTCATCCCAGTCTAAGCCGTCCATGTTCTCCATGACGGCTCTGTAATCTACACCCGGACTTGTACCATTAAGCTCAACAATACATTTGGCTGCTACAAACTGCTGAATCAGCACCAAATCATTAAGTCTGTCCGTATTCAGCTTAGCTTTTTTAGTGACTAAAATTTTATCCATGCCAGTAGGGCGACGAAACTTAATTGTAGTGCCGCCAGACAGCTCCACAGGACCATAATAAACCTTTTCCATATACTTTTACCTCCAAATCAAAAGAGGGCGTATAATCGCCCTCACACCGCTGAAATACCCTCTGCCTTGAATGACTGCTCGGAAGAAACAACATCCTTGCCAGCCGTAGCACTCAAAGCCCACTCCTTAATAATTGCCTGCTCAATTCGAATTTTGCCGTTATGCCCCTTGCTGGTATTTTTCAGGCGCATCATAATCGTAAATCGTGGGCTTGCTCCTATTGGGTCTCCGCGCCGGAGAGAAGTCTGCCCATAAATGCGGTTAATCGTATCCACATATAGACAGCCACGCTTTAGCTTGCCCTCAATCGTTATCTGGCCATCAAGAATCAGCGGTATACGCTCACCCATTTCTATATAATCTTCGGTATCATTTGCGACCGTGACACTGGCCTCCTGATACTCTCCTACAAGCTCTGGGCCGTTGGTGCCGATTACGGACACCTTGACATCATAGCCCTGTAAAGGCTGTTTTGGCATAGCATGTCACCTCCTTAGATTTCCTCAACGGTCATGAGCCGCTGGAATTTGCCAATAATAAAGTCCGCTGGATAAAGCGGCAGCCATCTGATAATAGCTGTCAAAATCCTCGCTGTTACATTCTCCGCTGGGTTGGTTTGTGCGTTGCACAATGTAGGCATATATCCACGAATATAACTCAAATTTTTCTGCACCTGCAGATATGCGTCAATCTGAGCAGCAATATTATCCCACAATGGCTCTGCATGTGGTTCGCTGATTGCCCACTGCAGGCTGTTATAAATCTCCATGTTCATTTTATCCTGCTGACGGCGGATAGCTGTCTGGCTCCATGCACTGTCGCTGGACATGGTCAAGCCGTTGCGGATTCGGAAACCTCTGTTAGGTACTAATGTGATTGGACTAATACGAGCAAGTGTCAATGTCTTGACCTGCGCATAAGTAAAGTCGCACTGCGTAGACAAAATACCAGTCACCTTCTTGTTTGAAGGTGACTGATGCGGGTTAAGTGTGGACAAAACACCAGCATAAAAGCCGTCTGGTGCAATATATTCTCCGCTTAAATCCTCAAACTCAACCCAAGGATAAGCCATAATGCCTCTTGCGCTGTCCAAAGTCTTTGTCTGGCCAACAGCGCTATCAACAGCCAGCCTTGGTGCACTGTTAATGACTGCAATGCGCAAGCCTTCCTCGATGTCGCAGTTTTCACAGAAGCTAAGCATAGCACTCTGGATTTTGCCGGAATACTGCTGTGCGCATACTACCAAACCAACCTGAATTGGTTCTAAAACCTTTAAGCCGCTTCTAGTTCCAGACGCACTGTCAATGTTTCCGATGTACTCTGTATCTGTAACCTCTGCACCGTTTGAACCGCTGGCAAGAGTAGTAATACCAGCATCTGGCAGGCCTTCTGCACCTTCACCGACCTCAATTGTAATGTAGGTTGGTACAATATCTGCTATGGTGCTCAACCTCTGCTCTCTGAACTTTTCTACGCTTGTGCGAAAAGTTATAGTTAAATCAAAAGTTCCAGCTTCCGTATCTGGAGCTACATCAACCTGTATCTCGTTGCCCCAAGTACCCTCATTGATAGCCGTAAATGTAAGATACGGCTTAGTGTCCTTGGTAATGCTTGCAGTAGCCTTTGCGGCTCCTGCACCTGCGATACGCACAATCTTTAAGTCATTTGCCCCCTGCCTTAACGCTGGAACTGCAGACAAATAGCCAGTCAAGCCTTTGACATATCCGCCAAAGGTTGCCAATAACTGCTCCTCATCGCCAATGGTTGTGACTGTGTTGATTGGCCCTCGTTCAAAGGTGCCTACAATGCCTAAACCAGCCAGTGACAACTGGTCAGTCGGACGGACACCGACATCACTTTCGTCAATCATGACGGATGGAACAATAAATTCCTGTGCCATTGTTACCTCCTGTAATCAATATCTGTTTTTATAACCTCTACAACAGGGATTTTTCTGTCCCTGTAACGCTCAACAAATTCCTGAACTTCTAGTAAAACTGTTGCGCCAGCTGCCTGGTCCCTCTGCGTGAATGTGATGTATTGAATTTCTTTTACGAAACTTGTTGACGCTGCACCATTTATGGAAGGGTCTTCGGTAAGTGCCTGACGCACATTTCGGGCAATCAACTCTGGCAGTTCACTATTAAGCCTTAGTTCCTGCAGCGGAACATAAATATATACAGCAAAAAGTGCATCCATTGAATCTAATCTTTGGTCATAGGGCTCAAATTCGCACTTAAAACAGCCCACATTGACAGTTATCTGCTTGCAGGCTGCTATGCCTTCTACTGGCTGCCAATTTTGCACCAATGTAGACAAAATATAATCATTTTGCAGCTTTTCAATAATCTTTTCGCTTATATTATTCATGCTCTTTGGACTCCTATACAGTAAAGGCCGCCGCCTGTGCCACCCTCTCTGTCACCTGTAAAATCCTTGGCCGTTGCCATTTTCTGCAAATCGCTTAGCTGAGTGCGATAAGCCCTAAGCTTCACCAGATAAATATCCTCGTCGCTATAGCCTTCATGGCTCACAGGGTCACGGCCAATATAATCAAGGCAACAGGTGCAGTATCCATGCAATATGCCAATACGCTTTGCCGCATAGGTCAGTGGATCGCATATTTTATCTGCGGAAACACCGCACTTGGCAGCACACAGCAAAATAAAATCATTTCCTGCCGCAATATGTGAATCCTCAATTATAAGAACCTCATCTGTAAAATCTTCTATTGTCAGCATTAAAATCCCGCCTTTTTTAGTGCCATATCAACACGCTTTTTCATGACATCGCCAATATGCTTTTTATTAGCCTTGGCAGCTTTGTATAGAAATTGGTCTGGCTTGCTTCCTGGATGATTTACGCCCTTAGCAAACCTAAACCCTTCGCCATTCGTCTGCCAGCGCAGAGCTCTCTTCTTTCTTGGCCGTATCCTATGCGGACGGCTGCCCTGATGGACAGCCATTGCATAAGGAATATTGCCGTTTAAGGAGATTGTACCTGTAAGACCATCTACCTCGCTGTATAAGCCTTGATTTTCCAATAAGCCGCTTCGGGATGTGTAGCGATGATGCTCACTAGCATATCTCTTAATATCCCTAACAGCTATTTTTACGCCCAAGCCAAGCTGACGAGTAGTTTCTTCGGGCATATGCTCAAAGGCTTTAACCATTTTAGCCATATCTACATCAGCCTGTATGCGCACAATAATCACGCTCCAGAAACGGCAGCGGTCAAGTGCTTATAAATAGCACCAGCCTTGTTGTTGAGTACAAAAGCGTCGTAGTAAATACGACCTTCTACCAACCAGCCATTGATACCAGGCGGATTGTCATGCACCTTGTAGTCGGCAAACTTGATAGGCGCGCAGCACGCAATAGGATTAGTGATGATAAATGCACAATTTTTTGGCATATAGCTTGTCGGTGCCATAACGATTGGAATACCGTCAAGCATGCCAATCTGACCAGTAATGAGCATATTCTGAGACAGGTCGCCAGAGCGAATAAAGCTTTCATCCTGCTTAATCAGCTTGTAATAAGTAGGTGCAACATAGGCAACCCGACCAGCCATAGGAGCTTTCTCATCAGCCAATGCTGCAACACCATCCAAAAATGCGCTGTATGCGTTGGTTTTGGTAAGAGCAGCGGCGGCACTGTTTTTAGCGTTATCACCGATAACACCCAGACGATAAATATCAATCTCTGGGATAACAACCTCATCAATCTGACGCGCCAAGGCCTTGCCGGCTTCCTTGGTCATCATGGTTTCCTCATAGTTACCACGGTCAATGGTAAAGGTAAAGGAACGGTCTTTGGACATTGTTAATTCCTGCTTGGTATCCTGCAGCTCTGCTGGAGTACCATAGCGGCTAGAACCAGAACGAGCATAATCGTTCATAGCAGAAGTAGGAATACTGTACACATTTACAGTTTTTACACCTGTAAAATCAAATTCGTTGTTAATGGCAGCATTGGTCAGTGCTTTCTGCTGAAAGCGTTCATCAACCTGTGCTGTATATTTAGTAGCAAAATTAATAGCCATTTTTTACCTCCAATTATGAATTAAATCCGGCAAGGAACGGATCGCCCTCACCACCTGAACCGCCAGAAGAGCCTCCGCCCTGCTGACCATTTGCCTTGACTGCCCATGCGTTTTCACCCAGCCAGCCTTTAACACCATCATCAAGTGGCATAGTCTTGTCGCCGTCCTTATAGCTTATACTCTCATCATCACCAACAATCAGCTTGTCAGCGATAAGCTTCGCCATATTTTCTGGGCTTGCGGCATTGCCCTTAGTCAGTGCGTCAACTGCCTTGCTGTGTACAAGGGCTGCAATGCGTTTTGTTTTCTCTGCCTCTGCCTTTTCTGTCATGGCCTTAAGCTGAGTGCTGGTAGTGTTGACTGTCTTAGTCAGCTCTGCAATCTGCTTTGCTACATCAGACGGCTTTTTGCCGTCCTGTGCAAAGCTGTCTAATGTGGTTTTCAGCTCCTTCGCCTTTTCAGCGACATCATCTGAATCCTCCAGTCCTAAGCCTTCCAGCAATGCTTTAACCTTGGCAGAACTCTTTTCACCAGATTGGCGGTGTGTTTTGGCTTCATTGCTCAGCTTATTTGTTTCAGCCTTAATAGCCGCAATCAACTCTGCACCGTTTTCTAGTTTTTCCAAGGCAGTGTAAACATCTTTAATTTCCATTCTAAAACCTCCGTTTTATGGGCCTCCGCCCTAAATATTCGCCCTCTCCAGAGCATATAAAAAGCACATCCTGCAAATGCAAAATGTGCTTAATTATTTAAATTCTAATACCATATAGCCCAAGCTTCTTGAAGAAAATTTCCCTCACGAGCCATATCTTCCATCCGGTGCCAGGCGTGACCTTTATACATGCTAAGTTCGTCTTCAATATCTTTCACAAGCACGCGCTTCAGCGGGTTAAGATTAAGCTGTACAATTCCGTATTCTTCTCCGCGACCTTCAGGAAAAAACTTATACTGTACATATTCTTTTGTTAGCTTATGCAAGGTTATCTTTACCATTCTTTCTACCCCTCCATAATGTATTTTTTTAGTTGTGGGAAGTAGTCTACAGCTTCTTGTAAAAATACATCAACGATTTCATCTTCATTGCTAGATGTTCGCAAAATTCTATGCTTGCCGCGCTCAATATATGCTGCAACAAATTTATTATCCTCTTTCCAGATAACAAAACCCTCTTCTGCGCCAACTTGTCTATGCTTTTCAAGGACATTATAGGCATAAGCAGGGACGCTCTCTCTTTTTAATACTGTTTTCAGCTCACTGCATTTCATCTTTGTTCACCTCCTGCAAATACTCCTGTAGATTTATAATGGTATCTGGCAACTTATACTGCACTCCTCCGCCTTTTTGGGCAAACCATGGAGCCGTTTCTCCGGCTAATACATCATCTAAGTCTTTTATAACTTTATACACATGATATGCAGCATTTTCTCTTGTAGTTTTTGGGAGCGCACGCTTTTCTAAATCTGTGCCAAATGGTGCAACAAAGCTACCTTTATCTCCACCATATCTATCTAAAATAAGACTGCCTGCTTTCAGCTTAACAACAGTAGGTTTCCCAACAAAACCGTCATTCATTGGATAGATAGGATTTCCGTCATCATCATAAAAGCGTTCCTCGCCTTTCTTGCCTATAGTATACGGCAGGTTATTTTTTTCTGCAATAGATTTTATAAATTTATCCGTTGGCGGCAAGTTATTCAACGACATCGCATTATGCAATCGACTCTTAGGATTTTCAAATCCCTGCCAGCCTCTCATATGCTGCTGCCAGTCGCCGTCCTTAGACCACTCTTTTGCGCCCTTTACACCTAAAAGCCGTTCTTGGACATCATCATCCTGCGAATCAAGCCAGTCATTGATAGCTTTATCAGTGTTGGCCTTTTCTTTTTCCTGGTTAATTTCACCATCATATACCTCCTCAAGGCGGCACATACAATGTGGATGCACAGGAAGCTTTGGTACTTTGTCCTTTGGAAATACTCCCTTGCCAAGACCGAATATATTAGCTTTAGCATACATGTTGCAAATATCATACACAGGATGCCTTGTGCTCAGCCGCCAGCGGAAGCCAACAACATCCTCATCCGCAGCACTTTGAGCCAGAAAGCCGTCTGTGTAGGCTCTGGCGGTTTCTGTTCTGATAATTCGTTCTGCCACATACCTTGATTTTTCCTGCATTGCAGTCCAGACAGCCTTTTCAAGCTGTTTACTGCTGCCAGTTTCTGCAGCCTTTACCAGCTGAGTATATGCAGCCTTTAGAGATTTTGTAGGCGCGCCTTTAGCTGACAGCCTCTGTATGTTCCGCAGTGCTTTTCTGGCACTGCCCATAGCTTCAAAACTGCCCTGTGCGGCTCTGCGCACCTCATTCAGATACTTGGGAAGCTCCTGTATCCTAACAGTATGCCCTGCGTTATAGCCGTCATACAAGGCTCTTGCCGCCTCAATCCAACTTGTATTTTTACGTAGTTGAGTCTTAATAATAAGCTCAATAGATTTACGCATTTCTCGCCTTGCCGAATGTAGCTTTTGCGATAGCGTCATACCGCTTGCGTCCCAAGATTTGGACAAGTCACGAACAATACTGCTTTGCTGTGCCGATGTCAGCACATCGGGAACAATGCCACAGCCTAAAGCTGCAGCCTCTACCAGACAATCTGTTATGCCCGGTAATAGAAAAAGCTGCGGGAATTTCTTCTCCACAGCCTTTATAGCCTTGTCTGTTTTTATACCCTTTCCAAGCTGTTCATACAAAAACTTAACCGCAAGCTCCGCATCAGCGTGCCAAAGACCAGCAAAGCGGTCAATTATGCTTTGCAGGGCTTCATCATCATGCTTTATCATACATCATCACCTGTAGGATTTGTTTGAGTAGTGTCTAAAAAGTTCTTTTGCTGTTCTAACTGGTATTCTGTCACCAGCCTGTCAAATTCGTCGTCAGGCAGCTCCGGCAGGTAACTTGTCAGAACGCGCTTGAACACCTCCACATCGAAGCTGTCACCGAAATTAAGCCCCTTAGCTACTTCAGCATTAGCTAATTCTGTATCTAGGTCAGACAGGCTAAAATCTGACGGGTAGCTGACCTTGTACTCAAAATCCACGCCAGTCCAACGCTTGAAAAGTTCAGCCAATTTGTATTCAGCGCGCTCAATTACATCAGCAAAATCAGACAAAATTTGATTGGTCTGCTCAAAATCCCAAGCTTTGGCCGTACCGCTCATCTCGGTCTTTACACCGGTCACATTGACCACGGCCGCCATGCGGTAAATCTCTTGTTGCAGACGATTTATATTGGCACTCAGAATATTTGCTGGGTCAGCCGGCGGCGCAATAAAGTTTGGTGTATGCGATGACTCAGGTGGAAAACCTAAGGCGTTGCTGGTGCCAATAACCAAATCATCACTTTGATTGCTAGGGAATACCAACACACTAAAGGTCTGATTTAGCAAAATATCTCCCAGCCAGCTGGACATATTGTATATAGCAAGGCTTGTCTGAGCAATGCTAATAAAATCTGATGGCGGAAGCTTTATAGCTGGATCGCACTCTTTGCTCCTAACTGGTATCACTGGAAGCATACCAAGATTCCATTTACCTTCGCTTTCACCCTTGCTGCTTTTTAGATGCCAGCCGTCTAGTGTAAGCGTTCTTACCGCCGGTGAATATTCAGAATCTGGATCAGGTTCATAATACTCAAACAAAGTTATTTGGCCAAACTTATCTGCCTTGATTTTTTTGAGTCTTAAAGGCTCTACCACAAAAGCATAAGGCAAGTTTTTCCTATCCTGTGTAAGTGTTTGAACTGTCATGCTGCCATTTACATTGGTCTCTCTATCCATGACAATAAAAGAAACACCAAATATTTTGCTGGCCAAGGCGGCTCTTTTCATCAAATCCCTAATACCGTTGCCGACAAAGTCCACAGATTCCAAAAACTGTCCCCAAGCTGCAGCACCTGTGCCTGAATAATCTCTTGAAGCTAAATTCTTGAAAATTGGTGACACATGAGCGTCAACACATGGCTTCATGTAGTTGAGATAATAAGCTAAATTGCGGCGCGCTTCATATTTGTCATTAGCTTCTCTAGGATGCTGTTTTAGATAACTGCCATCAGCAAAACCGCCTACACCTGCATACGCATCAGCAAGCAGTTTATACTGTTCTTTGTTTATGTTTTCCATATCTACCTCGCTAATAATTTACTCTCATAGGCTTAGGAGCGGCTCTGCCTCTGCGTATCTCCTCAATGCTGTACCTTAGTGCTGCCATTGCATCATCCATGAAGGATACTGGTTCATCCGTGTACTCGCCCGTTGTTTTATCCAGCTTCCATTTCCACTGGCGTATTTCCTGGATGGTATTTACGCATCGAGGGTGAATAAAAATTTTGTGCTGCTTCAAGTAATCTATTTGAGCAGATACGCTGTTGGTGTCCTTATGCACACCCTGCGCCCAATATCCAGCTTTACACCACATTTTTATGCGGTCGGGTTCAGCTGAATCACAGTACATAATACGCTTTTTATCCACTTTGGCTTTTGCGGCCAGGTCAATGATTTCCTGCGTGTCATGCTCAAACACATATATCTCATTGCCTATGTAAATATTGCCATCCCGAAAACCAATATCAAGCAAACAGTTAGCATGATTAAAACCAAAGTCTTGACCATAGGTCATGCAGTCATACATTGCTGGTTCATGCTCAAACTCTTTACTCTCCCAATTTGTCAGCACCAAGCCGCCTGTTTCGCCCCACTCGCCAAGACCATACACTTGATAACCTTCTGGGTCCTCCAGCTTGCGCCGTTCCATGCGCTTGTAATATCCTTTATCCATAAAACGATTGCTTAGATAGGTGCTATGGTGCGTAAATGTATCCTCAGAAGGGGTATCAAAATACCTTGGCTTTATCCAATGCGAAATGCTTACAGGGTTAAAGCTCATGGTAATCTGATAAAAAAGATTACTGTTCGGCAAAATACCTCTTAAGCGGTCGTCTAATATATCTACATCTTTTTGAGTCAGCTCTGTTGCTTCCTCAATCCATATCCAAGTTAGCTTACCTGTCTTGAAAGTGATTGACTTAACTTTTTCGCGCTGCTTATCGTCCTTCATGCCTCGGAATATAATGCGGTTTCCTGTGGTCTTGCACATCATAGACAAAGGACTAAGATTTATCTGCCAAAAATACTCAGTGTATTCACCAAATAGCCTGTACACAGCCGCCTGAAGCTCAGCGAATGTACTGTCGCGGTTTGTTTCGTCGACCTTGCGCACTACCAGCAAATTAGCGCCCTTATACCGCATATCTGATAACTTTTTGACATAATCCATAGCAAGGTTTGTGCTCTTGCCACTGCCTGCGCTTCCCTTTAGAATACGGTAACGCTTACGACATTCATTCACAGGACGGAATATCTCGTTAAACTGACAGACAGCCTTATGCGTAATCATCGCTGATCACTACCTGCAGGCCACCATCAACATCTAACTTCTGGATATAAGTGCTATCCATTTTGTTCAGCTGGTCAGATGCCTTGATTCTATCCTGCAGCTTAGCTGGAACTGTAACCTTGCTCCCATCAGGGGTTACAACAACTTCTGTAAGCTCTCCACGCAGCAGCTTTGTCAAAAACTCCTTGCGCTCAGTGGCATCGGCAATAGCCTCGCTGGCTATTTGATTTTTCAGCTCGGCAATACGGGCTGTTATGTTTGGTTTTTTAAGGTTCTCACAGGCCACAGCCCCCAGCACAGTGTTACTGCCTCGGTAGCCCGCCAGCCTTGCTGCCTCAGTGCCATTGCCGCAGCGGACATACTCCAGACAA